TTTTTTTTTTCTCTACTTTCATATGACGAATGAACAAAATGGAAACGATAAGGAACGAACCGGAGAAGAAGCCGAGGGCAAAAGAGCGGTGTTTAAAAAGCGAACTTGGAAGGGGGAAGTTCGAAAATGCTGCGAGCGAGCGCAGCGACGTGGTGTGCGTGGGTGACGAGGGAGGAATCACCACCAACGGAGCGGAGAGCGAGTTCGTAAGATCTCCAGTAGTTGGCATCGCGACGGTTGTCGCGGATGGCGATCTCACCACGGACAGCGAGGGCGTTGGCATCGACGAAGAGAGCTGACGCGCCGACGGTGAAACCGCAGAAGACGCTAGTGGGACCAGATTCAGGTTTGGGAACCATCAACCACTGGTGCGGGCGGAAAAAGTGGTTTTGACGCCACAGCCCAGCCAAAACCATGTCATCACCGGAGAACATGGCCGGTGTGCCTCGAGGACAGTCGTAGGTGGCGCCTGAGAGAGCAGCATCGCGCAAGGTGTTGAACAACCACGTGTAGCGATCACCCGAGAACTGCATGGGCATGATGGGTCCCATATACGAGCGTACCTGCAGCTTCTCTGTGCGATAGCGCTCAACGTACTCGGCGGGGACACCATAGCGTTTCAGGATCCAGCAATCGAACTCAGCGAAGACGTGATCGCAACCGGAATCCCAGGCCGTGTAGTCGTTGGCGGTAACCCCAGGGGCGTCACGGGGCCAGAAACGCGAATACCACGCGCGCATGCGCTCAACCGGGAGGTTATGCAGGTACGTGGTCTCGAGTTGGTCCTCCTGCACGCAGAGCTCAATGTACTTTGCCCAAACCGCGTCGCGAAAGAGCTTGGACTTCGGGAACGTGGCGACAATCTGACCAGCGGTGGCGGGACCATTGAGCTTCGGGACTTTCTTCACTTCCTGCGCTTTGAGGAAAGGCCGAGTGAAGTCAGGCGCCCAATCGGGGTCATCCTGCGCGAGGGAAGCATCTACGCCTGTCTTGGTCTTGCCCGCAACCCAGGATTCCATGTACGTGTCCTCCGCGCGTGCTAGCAGATGTGGGCGGATGTTACCGTCCCCGACGTCAAAGAACTTGAGGTAACCGGTTTTGAGTTGCTTCAACCGGTTATTGTCGGAGGTGGAGTACCGCGCTTGGTACTGCCCGATGCGCAGGCGCTTGAGCTCGCTGATGCGAGTCGTTGTGCGATCGTCGCGTCGATGGTGGGGCGCCAGGTTCTGCCCGTGTTCGTCGAACTGGGTGGTCTTCCACTCCATGCCTGGAGCAGTGACTTCGCGTTGTTCCGGGTCCCGAATTTCGAAGCGGTGGTTCAGCATCGGGTCATGCACAGGGTCGATACTTAGGGC